TATTTAATTGTTGTTTTACCGTATCTAAAGATTGCAAAACTTGTCTTTGATTTTCAGGTTGATAAGTTTCTTTAGGCTCTGGAATGTAAGCTGTAATTTTTGCCATTATCTTCTACCATCCGGTTGTACGTCTGCTCGAAATGTGCCATATCTCCAAGATTGGCCTGAACCAGTATTTTCAATTTTTAAACTAGCTGCTCTACCTCTAGCTCTTGTGTCTACTTTTTGTGTGGACGAAGATATAGTAAAAGGACCGAGAGGCGAGGACGCTGCAGTGTCTACAGGAAAATCTTTTAAATTAATAGTCACTTGTGCATCACCTGTGATCCTTTTAAAGTCTGGAATAAATCTTCTTATCTTTGTAAAAAATTCACCTTGTCCTTGTAAATCTAATTGAAAATCACCAGACTGAATATTTGCTAAAATTGCTGTAGTGCCTGCAGTGTTTACTTGATCTACTCCTTTTTCATGTTCATAGAAGGTTGTTGCACCATTGGCGTTAGTTACACCTTGTATAACGGGAAAACTTGGAGTACCACTTATGTCATATTCAGTTGCGTAAGGGTGATCAAATAATTGTGCATCGTAGTATGTTGTTCTAGCAAGGGAACCTGTTGTCCAAACATTTTCAGTATAATTAAAGGTTACATTTCTATCGATTACGTTTGATCCAGATTTTGGATAATACCAAGTAACCTCACCAAATAAAGTATTGTAACCAGCATATACTTTTTTTGCTTGATCAAACTCAATACCTAGATCTCCTGTGTTGTTTGTTGTGAATACAAAATCTTCTACAGTGCACGGTAAACTTTTAACTGTACCATCATAAGCAAAAAATCCACCAGAGTCTGCCATCCAATACACAACACCATCAGCATAAACTAAAGCATGCTTACCAATCAAACCACAATTTGATCCTACTTTTCTGATTGAAAATGTAAAAGGCGGCCCAACAAATTGTGATATGTATGCTGCAGTATCTGTTAAAATAAAAATATAATCTTTACCTTTTACAGCTCCTCTAATCTCTGTGCCATCGTCTAATTGGAAAGTACCTGCAGTGTTAGTTGAGGTTGGATTATAATCTGTTATATCCTCTTGATCAGAAAATCTTATAAACATTTTATCTTGTGTGTTTTGATCACCAACAGTTGTTTCAGTGCCTAAATGAAATAAGTGCCTGTCTTGGTCTGACACAATGGTCATCACAGACTTGGTTGGGTTTCCAGCTGCAACCGTGGCTCGTGTTTGTGGAGCGTTTGAATTGGTGTTTATTGGTTCCCAAGTAAAAGTTCTACCATCCAAAACAGTAGCCACTAAGTTTTGACCAAAATTATCTAAGGACCAATCAGCTGAAGGTAATACTACCGTGCTGGCGGATGATGCCTCACCCCATGCAATGAATCCAGCAGTGTCTTCTACTATGGCACCGTTAGAGTGTGCAGATCTTGTGGAACCATTTGCGCCCCTTGTAATTCCTGTAAGGTCATTAGAAGACTTCCCAGTGTAAGTTATCAATTCACCTCCAACTAAAATTTCACCAGTCGTTGGAAACAACGAAGCATCAACTAAAGTTATATTAGTAGCTGAACCATTATTTCCTTGAGCGTCATCCGCTAAAGATCCGTTCAAAGTTGAGGATATCGCTCCAGCTAAACTACCACTCCATAAACCTGTACCCCATCCAAAACCAAATGTTTGGTTTAAAGATCCTGGTCTGACGTAAGGATTAATGGAAGCACTGCCTGATGCAGAAGCTGTCCCTGAAGAGGTTAAAGGCATTGTGATTGTAAAACTATTTACTGTTGGAACAGTAACTACCTGAAAAGTCCCAGAAAAATTACTTGCAACAAAACCTGTAGGAGCTGCAGATATAGTAAACGTAAATAAATCACCAACCTCTAATCCATGTGAATTCAAATTTACTGTTACAGTTGTTGAACCACTTGTCGTGTCAAACGTTGCTCCAGTGATTGCGTTATCCAATGGTGTGATATCGTAAAAAGCCTCAGAGTAATAAAGTATCAAAGCTTTGTGTGTGCCAATAACCACATATCTTCGACCGTCTAAATCGGTCCATTGATGTTGAGCTCTTGCAGCACCTACTAAAGTACTAGCGGTAAGTTGTTCCCATCCACCAATTTTTTCTGGAAGACCATATCTAAATCTTACATTATCCCCATCTATATATTGCCCTTCAGCAGCTGTAGGGGTAATTTGTTTATTAAATCCAGGTCTTATATCTACAAAACTTAAAGGCATTCCAAATTATACAATACTCTATTTGGTCTTTCTATACAGGCTCTTTATATCTTATATGTATTAAAACTTAACACTATCCTTCTGTTTGAATTATTTGGTATTTCATTTGAGGAGTGCTCTAACCAGCTTGGAAAAATAACTAAGGTACCTAAGACTGGGTTTATTCTGTAAGTGTCAAAACTATATTCGGTAGAGCTTTCTATGGGTTGATAGTGATTTTTAAAGGGATTAGAAAAATACAACCCTGAACTATTTTCATCTACCTCCAAAAATAGGGCGCCAGAAACTACAGATAATGGATGCGCATGTTTTTTTAAAACAGTGTTTTTATTTTGTACATTAACCCAAGCGTTAGAAATAGATACACTAGGGTGACCAATCAACTTACAATATTGATTAGTTTTTTCTAATAATTTAGTAACTTGAAGAGGAGACAAATAATCTGAGATTTGATTTTTATCAGTGTTAAAAGTTGTTTTAGATGTTCCTTGTAAGGCGTGATGACTAATAAATTTATAATTATCTATTTTTGTTATAACATCTTTACATTCTTTTTTTGATAAAAACGAGTCTTCTTTAAAAACACCTATTTTAAATGTGTCTATAATTCTCATATCCAGTGATAGAACCTTTCTTTGTCGCTAACCAAAACATTAGGATGAATATCTAAAGCCATACTAATTCTTGGGTCAGATGTTTTATTCTTACTAACATAGTGTTCAACATCAGAAGTAAATAAAACAATTTCTCCTACCTCATTTGGAATGTTTTTTTCTCTTCCATTTATAATGTAAGTTGTTCCTATTTTATTATCTCCTTTTAAAAATATATTTGCTACAGGAAAATTTGTAGAAACGGAATTTTCTTTTGCTTCATGTATATGTTTAGATATACCTTCTCCTTTTCTAAATACATTTGCCCAACATTGGATAGAGGCGGGAGGATTAATGTTATTTTTTCTTAAGAAAGGTATTATTCTTTTAAGTAATAAATTACCAATCTTTGAATTAAAAAAATTATATACATGATACCTACCAGTTAGACTATTATCATCCTTTCCGTATATAGAAGGACTTATATTTTTAATTTTATCTTCATTATTTAGAATAAATTTATTTATGATTTTAACTTCTTTCTTAGAAAAAATAATTTCTTTATGCATGTTTGTACCAACAAGGTAAAGTATATCTAGTTCCTTTTGTTACTTTAGTAACACCGTGTTCATAAGCTTGACCATCAAATACTACAAGTCTGCCTTGTTTAGGAGCAAACCTGCAACCATCAGCAAACATTGTTTGTCCTCCTTCATAATTATCATTTAAATAAGTTATAGAAGTCAAAGGTGGTTGTTTACTAAGATCATGTTTAACAACATCAAAGTGAAGATCTTGGCCTACGTTGGTTGGCCATTTTACAATCTGCCACCAATGAATAATGATACCTGGCATAAGTTTATTATATCTGTCTGCTATTTCAGGAAGTTTTTCTTCTAAGGTGATGGTATGTGTACCGAACCATTCAGACATTAAATGTTGATTATCTTTATGATATTTCATTAACATTTTACATTCTTTTTTTGATAAAAAATTATCTACTATCCAAACTTTATCTTTGTACATTTTTTATTGACCCCACTAAAATTTCTTTCTTTGTCTTTACTTCTTTTGCTTCGTGAAGAATGTGACTGCTAAAAAATATAAACTTACCTTTATCAGGTTTAATCGTATACGTAAAAGTTTTAAATTTAAAAACAGTATCTCCTGTGCCTTGATTTAAATACAACAAAAAGGAGTAATCTTCATGACCTGCATGGTTATGTGGTAATTGATAACCACC